ACACGCCCCCGCAGGCTGACGAGCGCATCGCGTATCGCAAGGCCATGTTCGCTGCCTGGATGGCTGGGCGCGTTGAGGCGGTTGACGATCATGGGTAAGGCCAAGAAGCCGCTCTCGGATGAGGACCTGCTCCAGGACTTCACCGAATGGACCATCGAACTCTACGAATGCGACGGCGGGCAATTCATGGGCGGCGCCATAATGAACGCTTACGAAGCCACCAAGGCTGAGATTCTGCGCAGGATGGCCAAATGAACCACGACGACCCATTCACCCCAACCGACCACGCCATCATCATCGCGCTCGCCGGGGCTATCGCCTGGGGATTGGCGTCGGTGATCTGAATGGCCTACCCAGACGAATCCCGCTGGCCTTACGAGCCGAACGCCCGTCTCGCCACCAAACGTGTTGACTGGTTCTCCATCCCCGATGAGAGCTTCCTACGCGCCACGCCAGCCCGCATTCGCTCGCTGGACGAAGCCGATGCCCGCAAGCTCTACACCGACGACCGCCTCGGGCATCGCCGGGAGCAGCTTCCGGAGGATGCAAAGAATGCGCTGGACATGATGATGACCGGGGCGGTGGCTCCATCTGCGCCTGTTGCGGATAGAAGCCGCAGGCAGGAAGTACGGGAAAGCATCGAGCAGGGCATTGAATCAGTGATTGCGGATGCGTCGGCAGATGGAAATGTATCGGGACAGATCGCCGGGTTGAAGCTCAAGGCGGAACTCTACACCCTTCTCAACGAAAAGAATAACGAAAAGAAAGAGGATGCCGTTCTGGCCCTTCGTCTTGCGGCAGCGCGGAAGCGGATTTCATGAGTCAGGAGCAAGAGCTTATTGACCTGATGGCTGAATGTTCCACTGACCCGTATAAGTTCGTGCTGGCGGCATTTCCGTGGGGCGAGGAAGGCGGAGAGCTTGCCGACAAGGCAGGGCCGCGTGCGTGGCAGAAAGCGGTGCTTGAGAAGATCCGCGACGACATTAAGAGCGGAATGTGCGTCCAAGAATCCATCCGCATCGCCGTCGCGTCTGGTCACGGTATTGGTAAGTCGGCGCTGGTTGCGTGGCTGGTGCTGTGGGCCATGGCGACCCGCGAGAACACCCGTGGCGTGGTGACCGCCAACACGGCCAACCAGCTTGCCACCAAAACCTGGCCCGAGGTGGCAAAGTGGTTCCGCATGCTGATCTGCGAGTCGTGGTTCGAGATGACCACCATTGCCATCACGGCTAAGGACCCGCACTATACCAAGACGTGGCGCATCGACGCGGTGACGTGGAGCAAGGAAAACCTGGAGGCGTTCGCTGGTTTGCATAACGAAGGCAACCGGCTGCTGCTGGTATTCGATGAGGCGTCGAATATCGCGGATGAGGTGTGGGAGGTTGCGGAAGGTGCGCTGACCGACTCCGACACCGAGATTATGTGGATCTGCTTCGGCAACCCAACCCGCAATATCGGACGATTCCGCGAGTGCTTCCGCAAGCACAAGCACCGCTGGTGGACGCGCAACGTTGACTCCCGTACCGTGGATGGAACCAACAAGCGGCAGATGGATAAGTGGGCTGAGGACTACGGGGAGGAATCGGACTTTATGAAGGTCCGCGTTCGGGGCATGTTCCCTGAGGCAGACTCCAACCAGTTCATTTCCACCGCAACCGTTCGTGCCGCCATGGAGCGCGAGCCGACGCCATCCTTGCGCGACCCCATCATCATCGGCGTTGACGTAGGAAGAAGCCTGGGCGGTGACCCTTCCGTGGCGTATGTCCGACGCGGAAATGACGCTATGTCCATCAAGCCTATCTCATGGCACTTCCGCGATCTGATGGAATTGGCCGACCACGTCGGCGCGGTGATTGCCAAGTACGACCCCGACCTTGTGGTTGTGGACGAGACAGGCGTAGGTGGGGGACTTTTGGATCGGCTGCGGCAGATGGGCTTTGCGGTTCGCGGCGTGAACTTCGCCAGTACCGCGCCGTCAACGATTGAAGGCGTTGTGTGTGCCAACATGCGGATGTATATGTGGTACAAGATGGCGGAATGGCTGCGGACATCTGGCAGCATCCCCAACGATCCCACGCTCATGGAAGAGCTTACAGCCCCTGAAACCCTGCTGAACAAGAAGAATGAGTTGCTGCTAGAGGCAAAGGACGACATCAAGGCCAAGATCGGCCGTAGTACCGACATCACCGATGCGCTTGCCCTGACCTTCGCGGAGTACGTTGGCGAGCGCCGGGAGCGAGGAGCGCCGGTCGGAAGGGTCAAGGACAAGGCCGCGTCCGAGTTCTTCGAGTAGCTTCCTCTTGACATGTATCGCCGTGGATGATATGTTTCACCCGCCGACCAACCGAGCCTCTGAGGGCCAATGCCTGCGGGCTTCCTCAAGCGAATACCGGAAGGCGGCTTGTTCTTTGGACGTAGCATAGTGGCAGTGCCAGGCCCGTAAAGCCGAAGTCGCAGGTTCGATTCCTGCCGTCCGACAACCGGAACCTGTGAGGGTACGAAAGCCGTAATGAGAAGGTTACGTGCGTCAGGTGTAAGAAAACCCCTCGTTATTCCTTGGTAGCTCAATGATAGAGCAACCCGCTGTTAACGGGGAGGTTGGCGGTTTGAGTCCGTCCTGAGGAGCCACCGGCTTGAGATCCGCGAACGGCATTAGCCTTGTAGGAAGGTTTTAATGCCTTGTAGGAATGTTCTCGCAAATCGGGTCTGGCGACCCGTGCCGTATAGTGTTAAACCTAACACCCGGTTTTTTAACCGGAATCTAGGTAGGGATATAATCCTAGTGCGGCTTGGCCCGTGGGAGGGGGACTGAGGGGAGGGGCAAACGCCTCTCCCCCTTTCTTTTGGCTTGCTTTAAGCTAACATGCGTTAACATTTGGTACTTATGGTCGAAGTCAACAACACCCCTGTATCGCTCCCGCCTAGCGTTGATATGGGCGGCATGTGTGAGATTGCGTGGTCCGGTCTGTCAACGGGCGACACCGGGCAGCGCACCAGCCTCGCTCGACTCGCTGACCGCACCATTGAAGTTGGCGGCACCTTTGGTGGTGCTACGGTGCTGATCCAGGGCTCGCTGCGGACTGACCCGCAGGAATCCGAGTGGCTGACCCTGGTTGACTCTGGTGGTATGCCTCTCTCGTTCACGTCCGCTGGTATTCAGGCTGTCATGCAGCAAACGCTCTACATCCGGCCGAAGGTTGTTGGTGGTACCGGAACCAGCATCGACGTGTTCCTCCTTGGAAGGCGCTACTGATGAGCACTCCTGAAATCGGAAAGCCTCTGCGCCAGTTTGTGCAGGGGCTTGATAATCTCGCGCAGGTCATCAAGTACGTTGATGAACTGAAGTCCCTCGTCAATGACGGACAGGAGATTGAAGTCCACGTCGCCCGATTACAGAAGCAGCGGTCCGACATGGTGCAATTACTGGCGCAGGACGCTGCCAAGGTCGAAGCATCCAAGGCCAATCAAGTGGTGCTCAAGAAGGCGCACGATGACGAGATGAAGAAGCTTGAACAGGAATTCATCGCGCAGCGCGAGGCGCTTGCCGAAGTGAAGGCGTTGCACAAGGAGGCTCTTGCCGATGCCGCTAAGGAGCAGGCGCGGGAGAAGGCCCAGATCGCTGCGCTCATGGTGATCGAGCGGGATCGACTTGCGGAGCTATTGAAGGAAGAGGAGGCCGTATCGAAGCGCATCGCCGCCCTCAAGGCCACGGCTATCGCCAGCATCCAAGGGATTACCTGAGCCATGGCCAATCAAACGCTTGTAGCGAACCAAAATTACGATGACGCCGCAATCGCCGGTTTAGCCAACGGTGAAGACATCACGCTGAACGGGTTCCGACTCACTATCAACAGCGATAGTCGCTGGGGCCAGCAAGCCGCCGTGATGGGCAACACCACGTATTCGGCTACGATTGGCGGCGACGTTTTGATTGACGGCACCACCGTCTGGTGGATGGCCTACGACGCCCCGACTGGCAACGTCCCGGCCCTTGGGACAGCCGGTGTGCAGAACTGCACGGGCGGAACCAGCGGAGCTACCGGGGAGTTCCTGGGAATTTGGGCCAGCATCCCCGCAGCGCCAAACGCTGCCGGTGGCGCGATTCCTGCCACTGGTTGGATCAAGTTCCGCAGCAAGGTCGGCACGTTCCAAGACAACGAAACCGTGACGCTTCCGGGCGGCGCAACCATCGTCGTCAACAGCGCGACCGGTGGCCAACGCGGCTGGCTGCATGTGGTAGGCGAGGCGGCCAACAACGTCAGCGTTCCGCGCCTTGGCTCGCATATTACAGATGCTGCCGACGAATACTTTCAGATAGGTGTTACGAACGGCGCGGACGATCAAACGTTCCCTATCCCTGTCCTGGACCACGTCGCTGCAATCTGGGTCGAAACTGCCGTGGCATCTGGGGTGTATGAAATTTGGCTGAACGGCGGAGTCCGCTGGGGAACCAGCACGCAATTCATCTCGACTGACGCCCGTGGTAAATACTTTGGCCAGTGGGTCGAAATCAACGGAAACGCGACGAACGCGACCCCAACCATCACGACCACAACCACGACCGGACTTGTTGTCGGCATGCCCGTCAACAACCATCACAACACAGTGACAGCCCCCATTGCGGACGGCTCCGTCATCACCGCCATCAATCCCGGCGTGTCCATCACGCTCAGCAAGAACGCCACATCAACGGCTGCGACCGTCATTCGTTCTCCGACTGCTGCGTTGACCATTGCGCGCCGGGCTACGAATGCATGCGGATTCAAGCCAGTCGCCGGGTTGCGCGTCCTCGTTCCTAACGTTTTCTTGTCCACCGCTGACTCGTCTTCGTGGACAGGAAACCAGTGCTGGCTTAGTGCCGCATCACGCTACGAGCTAAACGCTTCAACCGCCGGAACTATCAGCGCAGACAAAGCGAATATGTTGTGGTACCACAACGTAGCTGGCGCTTATTCCTATTCCGTGACGAATTGTGGGGTGTCGCCTTCAGCGTGCTTCAACCTTGGCAACTTCGCCACGCCAATGGCCTTCAATGACAACGGGGCTGGTCTCGACGGCCTTCCAGCTTTTTCGCTTATCAGTGGATCAGCCATCCCGTTCGGTGGTCAGATTCGGCGCAATCGCGCAGCTCGTGGCGTCAATACTGGCATTGCCGACCGCACGATGACCATGTCGGATTGTGCGAACTACAATGTAGATAACAACCAGTTTGAGCACTTCGCAGGGGTCGGAAGCACGGAGCGCTCATTCGGTGACAACCGCATGATTGAGGCGACGCGATTTACTGACAGCACGTTCGACAATAATACGCTCATCGGCGGGACGATGCTGATTTCAACAAGCTCCCGTTGTCACGCCCGCAACACCGTATATGCGGACAGGCTGAACGGAACGACCAGCGCAACCATTCCGCTTTCGCCGATTGTCTATCAAGCCGGATGCACAGATTGCATCATTGAAGGTCTGACGGTTTTCGCGGGTCTTACCAACATTCATCCCTATAACCCACTGGTTACACTGCTCTCTAGCTGCGAGAGAGTTAAGGTCCGCAACATCGGCACCGAGGCCTCGCCGTTTCCCGCTGGCAGCGCGAATAAATGCTTCGGTGCGGTTACTCTCAACAACGTATTTAACTGCGAAGTCAACCGCATCTATATGGATGACGCGCGCAGCTTCCTAGTGAACGGCTCTAACAATTCAAACGGCTGTGTTATAGATGACGTTTATGGCGGCTACGCCTCCTCGTCCTACGTGAACCCGCTGAATACCACCGCCCGCGGCTTGCGCGCCACCACGCTCACCACGGGGCAGTCTGCTGTCTATGGCTCGCACTGGAGCGATCAGGTCACTGGTATCGGGACCGGACGTATCATTATTGCTTGCCACGAACCAACGGCGCTCTCAGCGGCGCAATGCGCTATCACTGCTGGGACTCCCCGTTTCACCTCGGCTGGCATCGTCGCAATGCCTAGCCTTGGCGATCAAATCACATGGGAGATGTCGTATTTCGCCCTCAAACACATTCAGCTGGATAATCTGGCCGCTGGCTTGTTTGGTACAAATGGCGGAAACTTCCTTATCGAATTCCAGGCCGACATTGGCAGCGGATATAGCGCATGGCAGACGGCCACTGGCGCAAACTTATCAGCAATCGGCGCGATCAACCCAGCTACCGGCGTCAGGCTCAAGGTCCGCGCCACGGTCACCACGGCTGCCGTTGATAACGCGCTGACGTATATATTGTTTTACACCCTGTCTGATGCAGCGGCACAGCAGCTTCAGTACCCATTTCAATACACGGCCGCAATAACGGCATCACCCTTGGTCGCCGGTAGCCGCGTTCAACTATACAACGTCACCACATCAACAGAGATGTTTAACGAAGTTGTCGCCGGAACGTCGCTGAATTATGAGTATTATGACGGGACCGAAGCGTCTGCTGGCGACGAAATCCGCATCCGCATTCGCAAGCGCGGGCAAGAGACCGTAACGCTTTCGACCATCGTCACGGAACTTGGCGGCAGCTTCCTGCCATCGCAGGAGACGGACATCCATTGCAGCGGCGCGACGCCTACTGATTACACCGTGGACTTCGTCAATCTGAAAATCCGCGCGACTGGTTCGCGAGCGAATTTCACCCTACAGGAGTTGGCTGATATCATCTGCCTTGAACAGGCCACCGTAGATGGAATCAGGCTAGCTGAGTTCGCCAACATCACCGGGCTCGTCACACTATCTCCAGGTGTGGACAACGGCATCACCGTTGACCTCCTTGGGTGGCAGGTGTCATGGGCTGCTGGCAGTGTCCCTCAGGCGTCGATCACCGATGGGAATCTCGTTGGTGGCCTTGCCGGTGATCCGGTGGAGGACGTTGTGGGCGGGCCGCAGGTGACCATCAACCTATCCGCAGCAGCAACCGCCGTTACGGTTAACGTGCCAACCGCGGTAGAGGTGGCAACGGCAGTGTGGGCCGCCATCAGTGAGTCAAGCCAAGCATACGGAAAGCAGTTCCGGGACATGCGCGCCGTGCTGCTCGGAAAGACCACTGGCGGCGGGACGGTATCCGAAGAGTTCTTGGCAGCCGATGGCACCACAACCCGCGTCACCTCAACCAATGACGGCCAGAACCGCACCGCCGTTTCCGTTCCGGGTGCTTAATGAAGCTGAAGCACTTCAGCATGCGCCACTTCAAGATGTTCCGCCTATTCGCCTCTATTGGCGCTGGCGGCAGCGCACCATATTACCAGATCCTATGGCGGCGTAGGCGGCGCATCTAATGTCGCTTGCGTTTAGTTAACGCTCGCTAACATTACCAGAACCATGGCATTTAAAGCACCGCTCGGATATACAACTGGCCTGTTCGCCGTCACGAAATCTGACGCAACGGTGTACAGCCCGCCGTTAGAATCGCTCTACATCGGCGGTGCTGGTGCAGTTGCGATTGTGCAGGCCAACGATGAAGCCGTTACCCTGACGGCCCTGGCCGTTGGTGTGGTGCATAACATTGGCGGCATCAAAAAGATCATGTCCACCGGCACCACCGCAACGCTCATCGTTGCTGGGCGTTGATCTTGCCGCCGTCCGGACGTGGCTTGCGGCCAACTTTACCTAAGCGGAGCTAACAGACATGAGTTTCTTCAAAAAGGTATTCGGCGGAATAAGCCCGTGGATGGTTCACGCATGGCAGCAAACCAAGATTTCGCAAAACACCCCGCAGGGTGTTAAGAATGTAGTCAATAAGGCCGCTCCGTATGTTGCTGCGTATTACACAGGCGGACTCGCCTCTAGCGCGGCTGCTGGCTTGGGCGCTTCCGGTTCCGCGCTCACTGCGGCGACTGCCGCTGGCGCATACGCTGGTGGTCAGCAAGTAGCCGCTATGACGCAGCCACTTCCTGATACGGAAAACCAGGATCTTGTTGACATGTACAACTCTGAAAAGGCTGGAGCGGATCAAAAGGAACTCGACGCTAAAATCGTTTCCGAAGCCGCCGCGGCCGACAAAAAGCGCCGAGCCCAGATGCTTGCCAATAGCCGCAAGGGAACGATTAAGACCAGCCCGCTCGGGTTGCCGGGTGGCGGATTCGCGCAGAAACAACTCTTAGGTGCATGATGAAAGAAACGAAGCGCGACATTCTCAAGGCTACGTGCAAGTCCATTGAGGAAGCCCGCTCTAGCTTTGAATCTCACTGGCAGGACATTGCCGACTACACTTACCCCCGCTCATATCGTTGGCTCGACGATGATTGGACTAGCCGTGGCAATAAAGCAAACAAAAAGATCATTGATCCCACCGCTACTCTCGCTTGCCGTACTCTGGTGGCGTTTTTCTCGTCTGGAATCACGCCGTCATCGCGCCCGTGGAAGGCGTTTAAAGCGTCAGATGCTCGCTTTAATGGGGATCACGAGGTAAAGGAATACCTCGCTGAGACGAACGAACTGATGGACGGATACATCCTCCAGTCAAATTTCTATCAGGAGGCCAGCAAGGTTTACGAGCAATGCGCTCTGTTCGGCACGGCCGCGATGCTTGTTGAAGAGGATAACAAGACCCACTTCCGCTGCGAGACTCTTCCGGCGGGTAGCTACTACCTCGGGGTTGATCCGTATCAGCGGGTGAACCAGATGTTCCGCAAGATCCAGATGACCGCCCGGCAGATGGCCAGCGCATTTGGATACGATAACCTGTCTGATAAAGTCAAAGAGGCGTTCGATAACAAGAACCTGCGCGACAAAGGCCGGTTTGAGGTGTGGCACTACGTCGGACCTAACGACGCATACGATGGCAGGACTCTCGATAAGGAGTTCATGTCCTGTTACATGGAGGCCGTAGGCGACACAGACAAGCTTCTGCGTGAGTCCGGATACGATGAGTTCCCGGTTATCGCGGTGCGCTGGAAGTCGATGGGTGATGACGTGTACGGGCAGGACTGCCCCGGGCAGATCATCCTTGGGTCCATCAAGGAGCTTCAGCACGCATGGAAGCAAATCCACAAGGCGTGGGAGAAACAGGTAAACCCGCCGCTCAACGCCCCCGAGTCGTCCCGCCGCACGACCATTGAGACGTTCGCCGGAGCCGTTAACTACCACGACTCGCGTTCTGCACAGGACGGAATCCGTCCGACATACCAAGTCCAGTTCGACACGCAGGGCGTTATGATGGGCGTTCAGGATTTGCGCTCGCAGATCAAGGATGCTTTCTTCTATAACCAGTTCATGATGGTAGCTGACAATCGCCGTTCAGGGACAAAGGCCCGCGAGATTGAAGAGCTTGCCGACGAGAAGATGAACTCGCTTGCCACGACGTACGAGCAGTTCAGCAACGAATTTCTGGATCCATTCGTTAATCGCGCCTACAACATCTGCAACCGCAGGGGAATTCTTCCTGAGCCACCGGCGCAGTTCCAGGGAACCCCGTTCACGATCGAGTACGTCAGCGTGATGGCGCAGGCCATGAAGATGGTCGGCATTGGTAACATGGACCGCGCTCTGGCTATCATGGGTCAGGTTGGCACAATCCGTCCCGAAGTCACCGACATCATGGACGCTGACAA